CTCGAAGTCCTTGAGCTCGACCGTGCGCTTGGCGCGCGCTTCCGCCGACATGTCGTTCGGCTCGAGCCCGCGCGTGGCGTCGAGGATCGCCTTGAGCGTGGAGCGCGAGATCTCCGCCGCCTGCTGCTGGCCGGCGCTGGTGCCTTCCAGAATCCAGTATTCCCAGATCTTCCGCCCCTTGAACTCGCCGTCGATGACGGTGAGTTCGGCATCGATCATCTCGCAGTCGCCCTTGGCCGAGCGCTTGAGTATGCCGTCCTCGCCAGCACCGCCGGGGCGGAGGTGGAGCGAGACCGTCACGACGGAGCCCGCTGGCATGATCGTGAACTCGCGCGCGGGCTGCGCGGTAGAATAGTCATAGGGCATTGGGGACTCCTCTTACTCAGCGGCCGCTTTGACCGGGGCGACCATGACCGGATCCGTGGTGATTTTCGCGATGAGCTTGCCGAGGTGTGGCGGCTCGACCTGCTGGAGCCGGCCGGAACGGTCCTTGGCGGGATAGCTCCAAGCGTTCGGCGAGGTGCATACGAAGCCGCGCGTCGGCGACTTGCCGTCGCCGAAGTTCAGGAACTCATAGATGATGAACTCGTCGACGACGGCGCCGATCTCGCGCGGGACCTTGGCGCCTTCCGCTTGAAGCTCGTAGCCGGTAAATCGATTGAGTTCGTCGGTTACCCGCTCGAGGATGCCTGTGTAAACGACGTGCGTGTTGCGCGCGCGCTGCATCTGAAAAAGCCAGGCCAACATCTCGCGCGCGTGCAGGCCGTAGGCCGCGCGGGTGTCCTTGGTGCCATTGCGTGCAAAGCATTCCGGTTGCTGCTCGCTCCAACTGTATGAGAGCCGGCTCAACGCGGTGAGGCCATCAACGAAGACCACCCGATAACGCTCAAGGTTTTCGAGCGCTCCGCCGACCGCGCTGTGATGCGCCGATGAATAGGTATGCGTGGCCGCGTAGCCCGGGTGCGGACCACCGATCCGACATGCGAGATCACGCGCCGCCGGCCAGTCGTCGATCTGCACGGTGTCGATCTTGAGATCCTGTATGGCCAGATCGCCGTGATCGATATCGACGAACAGCACGCTCGCCGGCTCGTCGATGGTGCGCGCAAGCGTGGTCTTGCCCACACCGGTCGGGCCGAGGATCAGGAATTTGACCCCGCGGGCATTCCTGAGCCGCTCATCCGCCGAGATGATTTTCACAGTGGGAGTTCCTTCTGCGCGGGATCGTGAAGCACCTCGACGCTGGACCTCGCCGGCACCGGCGCAAGATGACGGAGGCCGACATAGGCGATCAGTGCCGCCTCGGCGCGCTGATGATCGAGTTTCCGCCGTAAGAGCTGATGCGCGTGCGGGAACAGCTGCAGCGCGTACTGCCGGGCGCCTTCCTTGTCCTTGCCGCGCAGGCGCAAGGCCTTCTTCCACATCGCGGGCTCAACGATCTCGATCGGGATGGCGCAGAGCGCGACGGCGGCCTCGATCGCCCCGCTCGCGCGCCCATATTTGAAGCCGCTGCTAGCGCCCTGTTTCGGAAGTGCCTGGGCCCGCTCAATGAAGGCGTGAGCGGGAGCGTGCCCGCGCAGCCACTGCTCCAGCGCGAGAACGTCAACCCGTTCCTTCGCGCCGGTGCCGACTACGGGCACGTCGGCGGCATCGATCAGGCGCGGGGCGCCATCGCGGAGCTCGATGATGGCGAGCCCGCCGCGGACGCCGGGATCTACGCCAAGCGCGCGGATCATGATCGGTTGTCCTGCGGAAGACCGCCCCAGGCGCGCTCGATCGCGTCGGCAAATCGCGCAACTTGTCGGCGACGGCCACGGCGCGCAGCTGACGATCCTGCTTGCGCCGCTCGAGCTCCTGGCCCTCCCTGATCTGCCGGTCGAGCTTGGCGTGGCGCTTCGCCAGCACTGTCGGATCGTTCAGGTGCTTCTCGTACTCACACATGAATCAGCTCCCTACATTTGCCTCGGTATTGAGGAGTGATGGGTTCTGCCGGTAGTAAGACTCGGGGTCGGTGAGCACCGCGGCTACCGCGGCCATGAGTTCGTCGACGCTCTCGGTGAACAGCCAGAACCGGCAGTGGATGAGTTCGCGCTGCGGGCGACCATCGGCAAAGCAAACGATCACCGGCTTGCCGAGCATCGATGCCATCACGGCCTCGCCGTGCGCATCGGTGCCGGCCGGCAGAAGCAAGGCGAAAACGTCACACTGCACGATGGCCTTGCAGTAGGCCTGATAGTGGAGGCGGGCAGGGGAGGCGGGATCGCGCAGCTCGGCGACATGCCGGGCGATCGTCCAGCTTTGGTAGTTGCGATCGATGTCCTCCCAACGGAACGGTGGATCGGACCAGTCGTGGACGCGGTACGGAACCGCGCGCATCCGGGCGACCAACGGCTGGTAGAACGGATTGCGTGTCTTGCTCGACGCGATGTAGATCCGCGCCGCCTGTGCGGAGTCCATGTGTCCTCCTCTCTTCACATCGCAGTTGGCGCCACGCGCCTCGATCCCTCCCAAGCCGCCACCGCGACGGGGGCAATGGGCCTAATCAGGCTCAACATTGCGTCGGCGTAGACTCGAATTTCGTATTGGGCGTGCGCATCACAGCGCAGCGTCAAAAAATGAAACAGGTTGCGAAGATTGGTCTTCGCGAACATGTGGCTGTAGGTGCTGACCGGCAAAACGGAGCGCGCTAGCTCACGAGGCACACCGCGCTCCAGAAGAGCGCGATAGGCGCTGAACGCGTTCTCGCACGTAGCCCGGATCAAAGTGGGCGAGATCGCATCCGGCGCCGCTGCGACGCGTGCCTGCTTAGTATTCGTCGATTGTGCGCCAATTTGATCAGGCGCAGGTACGTAGAAATCCTCCGGCAGCTCGCGGTAACGGGCCGACAGTTCGTTGTAGCTCCAGGTTCGGTGTCGGTGCCATTGTCGCAGGACGAAGATCGGCGCCTTGACTTCGAACTGAAACTCAACCGCTTCGAACGGAGACGAATGCTGAAGCTTCCATAAATAACGGATCAGCCGAGCGTCGGAGCCCTCGTCCTCGCCTGCGCGCCAGGCGGCGTTGTAGGACACACGAGCAGCGCGCACGATGGATTCATCGCCGCCCATGTGATCTATGAGGCGCACAAAGCCGTGGTCCAGCACGTCGATCTTGCGAGGCGCGACATCGATGGTAAGGGTCACAGCGGTAGCTCTGCTTGCGCTTCAGCCAATAGGGGCCGGGGGCGTGACTTCTGGACCCGCCAACGGGTGACCAGCGCGCCGGCAATGCCGCAACGCCGCAATCGCGTGAGTGCTACCTCGCCGAAGGCCGCCAGGATCGGTGGCGCGCCACTGTTCGCCGGCTGTCGCGATCCGTCCGGGCGATAAAAATGAATGCGGTCAGCCATGAACAGAATTCCGCTCGCGCGCTGCCAGACGGGCTCGAACCACTCGGCCTCGGTGCGGGCGTGCAGAAGCGTGATGCCGTTATCGTGCTGTGCGAGGCGAGCGATCCACTTACCAACCACGTAGCGATCGAACGGCGGATTCAAGTAAACGAAGCCGAACCACGCGTGCTCGAGCCCATGCGTTGACCAGCTTACTCGCGCACAGTCCCACGGCCGCGGATCTGCTGCTGCCGGGTCGAGGTCGAACGGTCCCAGCGCCTCGATGATCGAGCGTGGCGTGATATGGCTCTGCGAGAGACCTACCGTGCGCTGATGGCTGCCAATCGTCAAAGCGCGTCCCCCTTTGCCAGATCACAGCCAAGGAATTCGCGCCCAAGCTTGTGAGCGGCATCCAACACTCCGAAGCCACCGGCCGCGGGATCAACAACGAGATCACCCGGCTCGGTGATGGCGCCGATCAATCGCGTGATCAGCCCGATCGGCTTGGTATGCGGGTGGACGCTACGATCAACACGTTCTATCCAGCGGTCCGGGATTCCATGATCACGCCAAGTCGCGCGCGCACGGATCGGCGGTTTCTGCATCACGAGCAAGAAATCGCCGCGGTAGCGCGTGCGATAGCCCATGCCGATGCGCTCGTTGTCGGTAGCGATTAAGTCGACGATCTTGAAGACACTGGAGGGAATGCGGAGATGGTGCTCTTCGCATAGGCAATACTTATCGGTCCAACGCATCAGATACGAAGATGGCTTGAGGACACGCGCGAATTCGATGATGACTGCGTCGATATAGTCCGGGGTCATCGCCGGCAGCCGGAAGCGCGCGTTCTGACGCTCGCCCTCATTTCCATATGTCTGTCGCGTGAGCAGCTCACGGAATTGCGGATCAAAGAACCCCAGCGCTACGCCACCATCCGGCAACGAGCGCAACAGATCGAGCGCGTCGCCGCGCTGCGCAATGTTCGGGATGAAGGTGATGGCGCGGTCGAGCAATTTTCACTCCACTTTATGTGTTGGTAAAAATACGTGGCTCGCCAAGATCGGCGGCGTCCACTTCCTCGATACTTCTGCCTTCGTAGAGTTTTTTCGGACGTAGCCGCAGCCACGTCTCCCAGTAGATTTGCTCGCGGTCATCCGGCAGCGTGAGATTGAACTTTTCCATTATCCGCGCGGCCATCTTGTCGTGGCGCGGGCCCCAACGAAGGATCGAGCGCAGCGTTTCGGGCACGACCTCATTGGGCTTACAGTCAGGAGGTTCGGACCTCGGCCAATTGAGCAGTGCGCGCACCACCGTGCCGATGAGCGAGCTCGGCGTGCCGTCGGAATTGATGGTCAACGAGTGATCGATGCTCTCGAGCGAAATGCCGTTTTGCAGCGCCAGCGATGTTTGGATGGCCTGGTCGCGCGCCATGGCCTCCAGCTCCGAGCCGGCCTTGGCCGCGGTTATGAAAACTTCACCAATGCGACCATCGTTGTAGAAGCCGACCGTGAGTGTCAGCTTGTGACTGCTACCGTTGCTGTAATGAATGACATCGATCGTCTCTGAGCGCCGGCGATTCGGCAGGCGCTCGCACCGATTGGCGGCGAATAGCGAGCGAGGATTTCTCGTTCAGACATGTTGTTGTGTCCTTGATTGATTTCGAGAACGACGAGATCGGCATGGCAGCGGGCCGCCGCGGCGATCACCACGGCGGCCCGCGCGGGCGTGCTGGGGCTGGTTTGTATGTGTTACGTCATGGCGCCCTCCTGTCGCTGGGCGCTCGAGCGCAGCCCGCCTCCGTCGCGCAGCAAGCGACGCAACGTTGCCCGCGAATTAGACCGGCTGCGCCAGTCACTCGGGCTCTGCGGGATGACCAGAACGAAGCGGTGTCCCCAAGCGTCAGACCAGCGGACCTTCACGTGGCGGGCGCTGGTGTCGACGGTTGGCGTGATGCCGTGCGTCGCCAAGATCGCGAGCGCGTCATTCACATGGTCACGGGCGCGCGGGTTCATGGCGCGCCCCTCGTCGCCGCGACCGTCTTAATCTGGCCGAGAAGGGATTCGGTCTCCGAAATGCCGTAACGACCGATGAATTCGGCCATCTCGGCACGGCTGGGCGACCGGGGCGTGCGTCCCAGGGCGCGGCGCACCGAGATAGCGCTGGCCCCGGTCAGACGCGCCGCCTGGGCAGGGGTGGGAAGAACCAGTTGCGAGGATCCCGCGACGAATCCGGCGGCGACCTTGGCGCGCTGCCGGGGGCTCTTGCCGCGCAACATCCGCCGCAGGGTCGTGCCGGTGATCGGCGCGACCTCGGCGGACGCCGGCGGAAAGACCGGCGGGGTGGGCAGGAACTTGCGCCCGGCGACGCCAGGTGCAATATCCTCATCTTCGAGCATTCGCAGCATTGGGGTGACCTCCTTTTGCTGCTGTTTGCAGGTGAGGGCGTTCCGGGCTTCGAACGCTGACTTTTCGGGAACGCCCTCACCGCTCCTAGCCGCGCCTTTACGCGGACACACCCCGACCGAGGCCGCGCAGCGAATTGCCGCGACCGAGGCAAACCTTGAATTTTCACTGGAAATTTCTATAAGGAGCGTGCTCGCTCCCTTTGCGCGGGTTCGTCGGCTCCCAGCCGCGGCCCGCGCTCTCAATTTTCAAACCGGGATGCGGCGCCGCAAAGTCGCAAGCGCGGCATCCCAATTTCCGGTCTGCTTCTTTTTCATACGGCCGTCCCTTCCGAGGGCACACCCTCTAGGTTTCCGGCCCAAGCAGCTAACCGGAAAACGTCCGCGGTCCCATCTTGTGTGGACCTTTGTTGCAGGCTTTACCTGCCTAGCGCTGCCCAGCTTTGGACCCTGGGTGCGGCACCATCAGCGAGCGGGCTCCGAGTAACCAGGCGATATCTGGACGACGCTCCGATCGATATCGCGCTAACCCCGCGCTGGTCTGGCTTTGCGTGTCCACCACCCCGAGGGGTCGGCACGACTTCATCTTGGGTCTGCGTAATTCCGGGGATTTGCTCGCTCCCCGGACCTTCACTCGCGGTTGGCTGGGCAGGCCGTCTTCGCCCGAGACGCAGTCCTTCCTTGTTCGGGCGCGCGCTGAGCGCGGCCCGCGATGGGCAGTCAGAAATTTCGAAGCGCTACTTGTTAATCTTGGTCTTAAGTGCCTTCGCAGGCCCCTCGGGCTTCCAGCCCGGCGGCGCTGGCGGCAGAACCAGCGCGTCGTAAAGCGTCACGACTTTCTTGCGCTTGCCGATCCGCTTCACCAAGTGCGGGTAGTTTCTCTCGAAGGATTCTTTATCCAAGAACTTGTTCAGCTCCGCGGCCTCGTAGAGGCTCAGCCGCTTGTTGAGCTCCATCGGCGTGAAGCCGGCGAGACTGTCGGGAAGCGGGACGGTGGCGCGCTTGTTCATAGATGCAATCACTGACTCGACTGATTGACCAGGCAAGAGCCTTTTTTGGCCTCGCCAGTGGGATGCAACTTATTGGAAAATGAGGACTAACGAGGCCCAGTCGGGTTCAGTCGGATGTTCAGTCGACCTATCACTTTTTATTGCTTCCGAGGCCCCACGCGGCCGGTGATCGGATCACGGACCAGGCGGCCGGCGATCAAGTCGTTCAGCTTTGACTGTATCGACTCGGCGGTTGTCCAAGGAAATCCCCCTTCAACAAATTCGGCTGGCCCCTCCCTAAGGCGCGCGCGACACCACTCCATTTTTTTCAAATAACTGGGTTGATTCTGTTCCATCTTCTCGAGCAGCCAGTCTAGGGCCTCGTCTCTTCTTCGCAGCTTCTTCTCGGGCACCGATACCGGCGCCGATGTTGTCGCTGAGGCTTTCGACTCTTCCTCCGTTGACGGTGCCGGTTGTTTTCGCCACAGCCACCGCGCCAGCGTTTCGAGCCATCTCATGAGAGGCGCCGCGAAGGAAACCTCGATGCGGGACGCGCCCAGCTCCGGGGGCTCGGTGTCTCGCAACGCTGGATATTTCGCGCCCACGGCCTCCCAGTCGAGCATCACATCGGGCAAGGTGAACTTGCAAACAGTAGCCTCCGCGCTGGCGGGGTCTATCAACATGTTGCTGATGTCGGAGGCGTCGATCCTGACGTTGTCCGGTCCCGTGTGCCAGAAGCCGGGAGGCGGGGCCTCGCCTGTGTGATCATAGGGAAGGGTGCCGTCACCGCAGCCTCGAAAGATGCTGCGCGTGATGCTCGCTTCGCTCAGGCCGAGCCTTCTGAGCGCCGTCGTCACCACTTCCAGGTAGACGAGTTTTGGGGCAGGTTGTCGGTCAGCTCTGGCCACGGGGTCCATCCGTCGGCTTGGGTTAGAAGACCGCCCAGTGTTGAATCCGCTGGGCGGTCTTCGCTTATATCACTTCCGGCGCCGTCTCAGATGCACGACCTTGGCTTTCCGCGGCGCACCCCCCGCTAGCTCCATGATATGCGCGCTCCAGCGCTCGAGCGCGGTCGCGCGCTCTTCGAGATAGGCCGCCTTGTTGTAGACACCGGCGACCCCAGCCTTGTGCCCGCTCACGTGTCCCAAGATGGCCTCGACCACGTGCGGCGCCACGTTGAAGCGCTCATGGAGCGCGGTCGAAAGCGCGCGGCGGAAATCGTGCAGAACCCAACCCTTCACATGATGCCCCGCCTCGGCGATCCGGGCGTCGAGCTCGGCCTTACTCTTCGACCAGCCTTGGAATCCACGCTCCGAGCCATTGCCAAAGACGTGATCCCGGGGCGCCCCATCGGGGCCCGTCCGCCGCGGCTGGACGGCCAGGAGCGCGAGCGCCCGCTCTGA